CTTTTTCTAATGTGTTTGCAAACTGCTGAAGTCCTTCTTTGCCTAAAAACATTGGTATAGCAAGGCCTTCGGTATCATGAATGACTTTAACGTATTTTTTTATAGCAGATTCGGCGCCGGATTTTTGAACCAATGTGGCAAAATTATCTAGCTCTTTTCCCAGAGTAGGCCATTTTTTATCCAAAGGGAATAATCTTTCACAGCGTATCTGTAAATATGTTTGATCTCTAAACTTAAAACTAGTCCAGCCGCTGAAGTTCGGTAAAAATTCGTTCCCGGCATTTTTCTTGCAAAAGTTAGCAAAGTCAATAAAACTTTGCTGTGCTCTAGTAAACCCGTTTTTCTTCTGGTCTCGATCCCAACCAAAAACTTTTAAGACCCAGCCGTCTGATCCAATGAATACATCTTGGTCTTGGCCGTGTCCTACATACTTGTAACCTTTAGTTTTGAGAACGTCTTTAATTCCAGGAGCCATTTGGGCTTCTTTTACTGAACTTTTTTTTTGATCGTTATCAGATTTTTGATTTACAGGAACGTTTTTATAAACACGCTTTTCAGGATCCCATACAGTTTTAAGTGGACCCATGCCGGCAAGTTTTTTTAGACGTTGGATCTTCTCATCCCATTCAGGGCCGTATTCTGTCTCGCCTTCCGCCACACCTTCTACCATCCCATGTTTTTTCATTAAGCCGTGAATTTGACTACCCGGCTTTGGTGTTTGCCCGGATTTTAAAAACGCATTGATCATGGACAATTCCTGTTGTTTACGCTGTGCAGAATTGTCAACAGTAGGTTCAGCACTTGGGCCAGTATTACTGTCTTCATTGGGCTCATAGTACCAGCCCATACCCGGATCGTCTCCGCCAGTTTTAGCAGGATTGTCAAATTTAAAATAAGCAATTTGTCTTAATTCGCCGTCGTAATCCCAATAGACTTTGTACACTCCGGCGGCATCGTCAAAATCTTCTTTGTCAAAATGGTCAGATTCAAATTTCTCAAAGTAACTACTACTACGCGGATAATATTCTGGCTTGGGCTGGCCATATGGATCTTCGCCACCGTCATTACCACCCCATGGATCACTGCCCGGAGTTTTAGGTCCACGCGGAGGGTTACTGTTGCCAGCCGGCGCAAATTCTTTTACAACTTTACCTTCGCTTTGTTTTTTCTTATCTTTGTTGTATCGTGGTCCAGCCAGAGCATCCAACTGATCCTTGGTGAGTTTTTTAGTCCAGTCGGGGTCATTGTAAGGCTGTGGCTTTTTAGTTACAGGGCCTTCCGCCACACCTTGTTCACCGACTAAACGACCTTTAAATGGATGCTGTTTATCTTTCTTCCCTAATACAGGACTAACCAAACTGGCTTTTTCTTCGGCGCTCACTTGTCCTACGCGGCGCTGATTACTGTCTAGCCCTTCAGTGAGTTCGTGTAATCTCATTTGTCCTCTGCACTCTTAGATAGCATAATCTTGCCTTGTAGGCTAGGATTATTTTTAACCATTGCTAGTGCATAGTTATTAGCACCACGCTTCCAATCAAATGATTTAGGCTGACCCTTCTGACGATAAATTTTACCATCAATACGAATGTACCATGGACCGCGATCTCTGTCAATTTGTTGTTGACGTAGGTTGCGTTCGAAGTTTGGATCATCTTCGTGGCCTAGTTCGTGCTGTAGTTCTGCACGTTTGAAGTCACGTTTGCTTTGGTCCATGGCGTTTTGTTCGTCACGTTCACGGCTACTTAGTTCATCATGGTAGCTAGCATATCTTCGGCCCCAACCTGCTTCTTTGACAGCTTGACCTAATGCACTGTTGTCTTTCGCCATACCTTGCTCTTTTTTCTTTTTCTCTGCCTTACGCTGTGCGTAGTATGCTAACAACTTGTCATCAGTTTTGGCTTGAACTTCTTCACTCATATTATCTTTAGACCAATTCAAATCATTAGCCATTTTTAACCATGCTTCTTCTGGTGTTAACTTCTCTAATTCTTCAAAATACTCTAGTGGCCATGATTTTGCACGGACTAAACGGCGTAACTTTAAAAATTGTTCAAGATTATCTACCATACCTTTATCATGTAACATACGATAACCGGCAAGTTCTTCACGGGTTATATTATATTGTGCAATGATTTTAGCATCATCACCTACTATGTTACCAAATGGCATTTGACCTACTCGTTGTGGATCATAGTGAACCATGTCACCTTTTTGTAATGCTCGTAATGCTGACCAAACTATATTAGTTAAGTTTGGATGTGTGAATTCACTACCAAAATGTTTTTGTTCTAGTTTGCTTAGTTGTCTTGCTAGTCCAAGGCGCTGACTTTCATGCGCTCTGTATAGTCTCATGTTGACTTCTTTAGTCCAGTCTTCCAACTCTTGTGCTTCTTCTTTCCAGCCTTCCGCCACACCTTGCTGATTATACATATCAAAAATTTGTCTAACATAGAAATTGTAATGACCACGACGGCCGTTATATTCTCTGTCTCCAAGCACAGTCTTTAATGCTGATACAGCATCACTTACTTCTGCGCCCTTCATTATTCTCAATGCATCAGTAACAAGTGAATCAACTCGCTGTGAGCTTTCTGCCACACCTTGCTTCTCGGCCTTCATATAGTCACGGGCAGTATCTAAATAATCAACTGCTTTAGTAATCTTTGATTGAACCCATTCTGGCAAATTTTCATCAGCATCTAATATACTACGTAATTCAGCAGCGGCGTCCTCAGCAGTCTTTAACTGACTCTGTGCCATGTCACCTTCACGATCATATTCTCCAACATCAGCACTGTTAATTTCTTCGCCAATTTTCTTACACTTATTGACACGCTGGCCAGCATTTTTACCTGTGCCAGGCTGTGTGCCAATTTTTCTATGGCCAGGCCAACAATTTTTTGGTCCTGCTACTTCGCTGATGTCATCAAATCTCATTTTTTAGCTTTCTTATGTGCGTCATCATAGACTGTGCCTACAGCACCGTCCCACTCGCCTACACCTTTGCCGGCTTTTTTAGCTTGGCAAATATCACGATCGCCTTCGAATTCGTCAGCGCCTGCCTTCTTACAAGCGGCACGCCAGCCACTATAAGTATTATATTCAGTTTCGTCCATATGGTTCTTGACTTCTACAACATAGCGTAGATTTTCGATGAACTCACGAACTTTCTTCGGACGACCTTTGGCACTCTTAAATGTTGCCAATTGATCGGCAGTCATAGTCTTGCCAGCCTTCTTATCCAAAGACCCCGAACTTGCGTCCCACGATCCAACAACGGCAAACTTAGCGCCTTTTGGAACTACAGCAATAGCTTTAGTTGCACTGCCTACAATCTTACGCTCAGGGTGCATCCTTTTACTCTTGTGATACCATAGTCTATAGTCAGTAATCTTTTCGCCGGTGTCTGTGGATTGAACAGCAGCCGTAGGACGTCCTTTACCTTTAGCAGGCGCAGCCGCCTTGGCAGCAACTTTAGCATCAGCCTTGGCCTTTTTAGCAGCAGGCTTTAGGTTGCCCCACTCGTCGTAGTCGTCTTCGTCACCGTCGTCGCCTTGATATTCACTACCGTATTTTCCTTTATGAACAACGCCTGTGCCTGTTTGTGTAACTGTGGTGCCCATAGCAGTCTTGCGCTTCTTGTCATTGAACCCGTACCAGTCATCATCATCTTCGTCATCATAACGTTCTGCAACTACTTTCTTCTTGCCTTCTGTAATTAATTTCTTATAGGCAAATTTAGCTTCGGTAATATAGTCACGAACATCTTGATCAAATCTCATATGGATCCATTCATAAGGATCACCGTCACGAGCTTTGGCAACACCATAAGGCATTTCTCCGTGCATTGAATAATAATCATAGAGCGCATGATACAAGTCTGTATCCATATCATCATTACCTGCAACAAAGTCTTTGACTTCTTTAGGAAAACGCTGAACAATATGCTTTAGTGTTTCGTTGTTAACAGGTGCAGTTAATGGCGCGGCCTCTTGAACACCAGGTTGACCGATACGCTGTGCCGCGGCCTGTGCCATCTCGCCACTGCGATCTCTATACAACATATTACGCATGGGCTTCATTAGGCTGTCAAAGCTAGCAGGATTTGTCAACATCTGTAGGAACTGCTCTTGCTGGCCGTTTTGTAAAGACTTCTTATACAGTCCATATATAAAACGTGCCTCTGGATATTCTAAAGTGACAGGTTCTCCACCTAACATAACAGCAGCTTCGCCACCGGATGTAGCAGCATTGGCAATACTTTTTAGATTGCTCACGCCAGTCATTACTGGACTTTCAAATAATTCAAATAATTTCATGGTTTAACCCTTGTAATCGCTAAAATCAAAAACTCTCTTAAGTCTGTCGTAGGCTTCGGTATTAATAGACTCTTTAACTTCTCCGTCTTCGCCATGACTGGTAGTTTTTGTATATTCTTTTCCACCTACAGTGAACTTTTCACCCTTCTTAGCCTGACGCATTGCGTCGACGAACGCATTGCGTTCTGCAATAGCCGCTGTGCTTTCCTGTGGCACTTCTCTTGGATTTCCTGCTTTGATTAAATTAGCAATGGCCTGTATTTGACGATCATCGCTGTTTTGTAATAACTTCAAGAAGGAATCAGCCAGCACCATTAGGTCCTGTCTTGTGGGCTTCCCGGCCATGCCACGAGCAATAGCCATACGTAGTAGTCTTGGATCTGCGCCAATGGCTCCGCCCAGTTTAGCTATGTTAAAATGCGGAGCATTGTCGCCCGCTTCTTTTACTTCATCGTCATCATCGCGGAAATCAAATTCTTTTTCATTTTCGTCATCAACACCTTTTTTAGGCATACTAACCGAGTAACCAGGAACACCCGAACCATCACCGTCGTCATAGGAACTGGATTTTCTAATATATTGTGTTCTGCCGCCGCCAAGATCTTTACGCTCTAGATTGCTTTCGCGAATCTCTGCGGCCTTTTGACGTAGGCCTTCGATCATTGCAGAGTGTTCTGCTAGTTCTTGCTCGTTTAATTTACTAGTGTCAACTTTGCTTAGACGATCAGCAAGTTCATACATTTTTCGGATTTTATTTTTATCCATAGCTTTATTTAATTCCTTTTCAGCATCTTTAAAAGCATCTTTGGCTTTCATAGGCTTGCTGTAATATTCTTTCTTACCAGCATCTTTGCTGCCGCCATCACGACCTGGAGGAGTTTGGCTCTTATCCATTTTTCTTGTCCTGTTCTTCTGCTATATTAGCATAGGGCTGTCTGCGGATAATATCCGATCCAGATTCTTTACGCATTGCTCTTGACTTGCGTTTACGATGCATACGCACAAAAGGCATGGAAAAGCCAGCTATACTGCCTGCTCCCATGCCTGTGGCGTCTTCGATAAGTTCTTTAATCTTCATGCATATATTTAGCCATTTTGTGTCGAATTATTTCAACTAGAAACTTGGAAGCCTAGTTTACCATAGTTCGTATTTCCTGCATAGCCCTTAGTTTTTAATTGGACTTTGCCGTCAATCTTTGCTGGCCAGAATACTTTAGTTTTTAATTTGTCGCCGCTTAGTGTAGTATAAACCTGCATGAAGTTATAGCCTAGGGTTTCTAATACTACTGCTTTTAAGTTAGGTAATGCATTTTTCTTGTTAACAGCATTAATAACTTCTGTAATTACTGCATACCATATAACGCCGGCATCAGACCCTGCAGGGCGACCTTTAGCTAGAGTAGCAGACAGATCCTTGACAATAGGACCCTGGAAATATATGCCTTTTTTAGGATCCACTGCATTTTTAAGTTCTTCAATCCATTCCTGCGTCCATGGCAAGTAAGGATAAAATGCTTCATTGATATATTCAGGCATATTCTCAAATAACCAGTTCATAAGTCCAAAAGGCTGAGTGAATGTAGAATATTTGTCGCTTTTAGCTTCGTCAAAGAACTTTATTTCTGTAGCAAATTTTTTATTCCTGCGAACGTGATTAGGAATCTTAAGACCTTCTAAACTAGGGGCAGCACCTTTGCCCGCGGCCTTACTACTGATCTTTAAGCTGTGTCCATCTTCGGTATTTTGAATAGCAAAACTATCTGCCAATGGGTTGCTTTGACTACGTGGGAAATATAACATCAGGTCGCCTAGGTCTGTGCCTAAGAATTCATCAAACTCTGCACGTTTGGGGAAATTAGAAACACCGTGGAAAATACTTAAAACACCCAAATACTCGCCTGCATATAATTCGATAGCTTTCTTTTCACTGTCTTTTAAGTAAGCAGGCATTGTAGCTTCTTGACTGCTGGCAATCTGCTGTGCAATTTCTTTAATAGCTTTTCCTATGTTTCCTACTTTATCCAATGCTGGGTTGTTTTGAATTTTATTATTAAGTTCGCTTACTGGAAATGCTCCTCCGGAGGCCAGCAAGTCTAATACATTTTTAGATTCTGGATCAATATCTTCGCCCGAAAATACGTCAGTTGGTTTAACTGCCAGTGTTTCAGCTTCTTTACCGCCCAAGCCCGGGGTCTTCTTTAATTTGTTAATGCTGTATTCTTCGCCATCAGTAGCCAGCAATTTAACATTGTCCAGCTGTTTGCTAGCTGCTAACTTTTTTAACTGTGGCAATTGACTTTTAGCAATTACTATTTCTGCACCCTGATCCGTTAAAGGAAAAGGTTTGCCTAGTTCAATTTGACTAAAAAAGAATTCGGCACGCTTAGGATCCTTCATAATGCCCTGAGCCACAGTGCTTGATTCTAATAGTGCTTGTTTAAGTTCAAGTAATTTCATAGTATTATTTATTTTAATTATTGCATAACGGGCACAACCGTTATATCAGCACCTTCAGCAGGATTTAATGTTCCCCGTCTTATTTGTTGTGTGATCCATTCGCGAGCTATTCTATTAGCATCGCCTTGATTATTGCCGGCGCCGCCAAATCTGTATACCTCTTCGCCGTCAATCATCACTTTCCATTGTCCGGTAAAATCACCTGCACTTACTCGCTGACGCTGTATGTCTAGCGTTGATCCGGGTCGAGCAATTTCTCTAAAGCCATAGTCTTCTGTTTCGGGAGGTAGGCCTTGAGCGGCCAACCAGTCTGTGTATTTGCGCTGTGCTTCTTGTGGTGTGTTGGCAATGAATACAAATCTTCTTTGCGGGGTAGGAGATGCACGATAGACAATTTCATAGTTGGCATCAGCTGACTGACTGCCCCATCCTAGTCTATTTTCCATGTCAGTTTGTGTAGTTGTATTTGACGCAGACTGTCTGTTTCTACTAACTACACGAGCACTAAACCTTTCCGTGGCATCAGCAAAACTCAGGCTATGTGGTCCCATCCTGCGATAGTCGTCTAAGAATATCAATGCTGCTTCGTCGTCGGCCGCGGCATATTGCTCTACTGCGCGACCAGTTGTTCTGTCGTAAATTTCGTATTGTTGTTGTCCTATTGAGCCTGCAGATTGTGGTTCGCCTACTGTGGCCTTTACTGAGCTAGTATCATAAGGACGTAATGGTTTAGCAGTGACATCCCGAGCAGTTCTCCAATCCGGATATTCTGCTAGGCCTTTTTCAATAGCTTCTTCTTTACTTTTTGCAACTACTTCTACACTGGCAAAATATCCAGGGCGTCCTACACTCCACCAATACTCAGCACCGGTTGGGCCTTTCTTAAGTTTACGCTGTAGTTGAGCCTGTCGAACAAAACTAGTCAATGCTGATTTTGGCAACTCACCGGCACTAAACTTAGCAAAGTATTGCAGTGTATCGCTACTATCATTACTAGGTGCTAGTAACTTATAAAGTTTTTTAGCATATTCCTGTTTGTATTTTGATTCATCTACCGCAGCATCTAAGGCTACTACGAATCGTAGTAGAGTGCTTTCGATTTTATCAGTACCGGCATTTAACCAGTCGCCACCCGGACTGCGGAATTCAATGTAGCCATTTTTGTTATTGATACTGGTATACTTGCTGGTAGTACCGCTGTGAATAACCTTTGCCGCCGCAGTGTTCAAATGGCTCTTCATTTTTTCTAGTAAAGCAGTTGCATCTTCTGGACGCTGACGTATGTGATCTTTCACAATTTTAAGAGCACTCTTACAATATGTATTTCCTGATCTGCCAAACTCTTCTAAAACGTATTCGTCGCCTAGCAGAACAGCTAATTTGACGTAATCTAGTTTACTAGAATCTCCATCCCATCCAGGAACACTGACGTTAATGTGTAAACCTGTGCTGTCATTGGTATAGCAGCCTGTTTGTTTGGCCCACTTGATAACCTTTTGTAAATCAGAAAACATTTCAGTAATAGGCAGCGGAGGACTAATAAATTCTAGGCCACCATCACCGGGATCATCAGCATCTAAACTGCCGTCGGGCTCAAGACTGTATCCGTCAGTGGTTCTTTTAGCTCCGTGATAATTTCGACTGTAATTTACAGGTCTGCCAATGGCGCTGCCAAATTCATCTGCTACTTGTTCAATATCAATATCGCCGCCCTGATTCATGCTTTGCCAATGTGGCCAACTAATTTGATATCTATTTTCGATATCCGACATGTTCTCCAGCCCTTCGTGCTCCAGCCATTCGCTTTCTAAGTCAGAATCTCTGTAGAAATTATCACGGAAATCTTCTTCTGCATCTTCGTACCAAGGACTAATTTGTTCTTCAGCTACTTTATCTGCGGCCGCGGCATAATCTTTTTTCTCTGGATCAGGAAAATTGCCGTTTTCATCTTCTTCTACTCCAAGTATACCAAATACTTCACTAGGTGCGGCATTATATCTTAGCCAATCATATATGACTTCTTCTTTATCTGCTTCCCAGCGATCGTTGATTTGATCACCTAGCCAGTCTTGATAATCCGACTGCATACTGTCACGCAGGCTTTCAACATCTCTGCGGCCGTTATAATCACCGTCGTAGAAGAAATCATAGGCGTCTTGAATACTACGAACACTTTCATCGCTGTCATAGTCCGGTTCCATGTCACCGTCATCTTCTTCTGCAGCACCAGGAACAATCATTTCAAATTCCATACCTGCTTGAGCATTAATATCAGAAGCAAGGCGTAGTAGAACGCCTGGGCTCATATTGATTTCGGTAATAACTTGTTCTAGAATTTCTCGGTATTTCATTTTTTATGTTTAAAGTAATTAATACGACGCTCTTGCTTCTCTACCCAATCTTTGCTGGGTTTGCCGTCACCTTTAAAGTATACCAAAGGACGACCGCCTTTTTTACTTACTATGGCCCAACGCTTGTGTATTTTGCGTAAAAACTCTAATAAATTTTCTGCTTCTTGTTCAGGATCTAACTCTTCCTTTACTTTATTTGTAATAGGAGTTACTTTATGTTGTTTAAGCCATTGTTCATATTCCCACTGACTTCTAAATTCTTTTCTCTTAGTCTTAGCATTGGCGGGTATTTTGTCTTTGTTAGCTTGAAACCAATTACGCTGTTTAGTAATCTCATATGGATCTCTGGCATTTTCGTCTCCGGCAAAGTAATCGCGCATAGTAGCTAAACTTGCTTCAGCCATACTTTCGTCCATTTCACCATCAGGAGTAAATCCAAAGTATTCTGCTACTTGTTGTATTTCATCTTTGTTTGTATAGGTTAAGTAGTCTGTGACTAAATCGTGAATATGTCCTGGGTTACGTGCTTGGTCAATTGCTTTAGGTAATGGAATTTCACCATATTTCCAACTAAGGTATACAGCACCAGGGCTGTCTAAATACCATATGTTATTATCGTCGTCCCAGTCTAATCCATATTTTTGAACTTCAGCATTTAACTTAATTACCTTAGATGGATCACTATTACCTTGTGATCGACATAATACTTCAAATTCATTCTTGCCTAGATAATTTGCTTTGTATGGCTTGCCAAAATCTTGCGGAGTATACTTGTCGTCATCGTCATCCTTGCCGAAACCCGGTCTCGGTGCAAATTCACTTAGGCCTTCTGCCACACCCAAACGTTTGTCAAATATCTTTTTAATTTTTTCTATCTGACGACTTTGTGGATATAAATCTTGTAGTATTTGTGTTTTCTTAGCATCATCTGCACTGGTATATATCTGTCTCACTTGACTGCCGCTGAATACAGGTTCACCGGCAATATTAAAATCGTGTTTCTTTGTAACGTAGATATAGGCATGTTTGCTGAATGGTTCTGCAGACTCTGCGCCATTCCATGGCTGATAGTAACTAACACCTGTGGTCTTCATTGGATCACGTTCACTGCGAACAATAACAAGAATATCTCTATCAGGATTAAAATTTTGTAATACTTCTAAAGGATTTAAAGGTGTGCTGGTTACTTTACGGCCGTTGTCGTTGACATAACTCATTGTGCCCACCTGCACAAAAGGATCACGAACACCTGCCTGCTGTGCTAGGAATTGCTTTTCTTTAAACTGGAATGGACGCTCTGTAGTTACGTTACTGGCAGCAACAAAGAAATATGCGCCAGGAAAAGCTGCCTTTGCTTCTCTATAACTACTGGCATGTCCTTCATGAAAGGGTTGGAAGCCGCCGCCATAGACCACGATGATGTTTGGTCGTTTAAGTTCTAATAATCTCATTGAGGACTCCATTGCATAGCTTTTCCACCTTTGACTGTGGGAGTAAATCCTTGTCCTTTGTAGAACTTTGTTAGTTTACTCTGGCTTACTTGCCCTTTGTCCCAGGGAAATAAGGTTAAACTAATACCATCTTCACGAGCCATAGCCTGTAATTCCTGCATTGCGCGACTACCTACACCTTGACGTAAGGGATATGCCTGAATCCATTTGACTTCAACTGCACCACGCTTACTAAAGCTAGGTGTAAGTTCAAACATGGCAAACTGTTGATCATCACCTTTACCCCAGACCATGACATGATTGTTTTGCATTGTATGTGGATACTTTGCATAGACCTTTGCTATCCAATCTTTAGCGGCCAGCTTGCCGGCCAGTGTAATACGTGCAGGCTCAGAGTCGTTTTCTAATAGGTCAGTAATCCTCATTTGCGTCTTACTTTCAAAAAGTTTTCACGACTGAACTCTAGTCTGTCTACAATCTTAACAGCTTCTTTGCCACCCTTACCTAAATGGTCAACAATGACAACACCTTCTTCGGGCTTGACATCAAAACTACCATCTGGACGAGCAATAAATGTATCTATCTGGCGTATGGCTGCATAGTGATGTTGCAGTCTGTCTTTAGCACTCTGTATGGCCAAGAACAACATGTATACGTTTTCAATATTGTCTTGATGTTGTTGAACATAGCGCAGAGCTTCTTCCTGTGCGGCACGTTTACGTTCTTGCCCTGCTTGTGTTTTTAACTTAGCAATGTCTGCGGTTAGGCGTTCTTCTAGTCGTTGAACAAACTGTGCTACATAAACTTCAGGACGATCCATTTGTCCAGCACGAACCATCTTGTTGATGTCAATCTTAATTAGATCTCTAATGTTATGTCCTGCTACAGTAGCTTCTAACCAAGCAAATGTTTCTTCGCCAATGCCTAATAGAAAATTATGTAATTCTGCAATGGCAATCTCAAGCTCTAGACTATCTCTACGAGTCATTGTTACACTGCCGCTGACATCTTTAATACCAGCATCTCTATACCATATATAAGGACTCGAACCCAGGTCGCTAACATCAGCACCAAATCTAGCACTCATATCAGCAATAGTAGGACCGCCTTCGTAGGTTGTGTGAAATACAATGCCTACCTTAGCTCTGCTCATACGATCCGCTAAAGGTCCCTCGGGAACGGCGTAGGTCAATAGATTAGGTTTAAACGCCCAATATTTTTGACCATCAATCATCTGCCAACCGCTGTCTCCGTCATTCTGCGTCCATAATAGATCGCCCTGCAGGATCTTGTCGCCGTAGTTTAAATCTTTAAGGTGATTAAATGCTGCTTTTAATTTTGTTCTTAGACCGCTATAATCAACTCGTTCGCCATTCTTAACTTTGTCTGGTTTGACACGATCTACATCACCGGGTTTGAATATTTTGTTTTCTTTAGTGCCACTGAAGATGCCTTTGTCGCCCATGACAAACTGACCTGTTTCAGGATCTGTGCCTACAAATACTGCAGGGCTTCCGTCCCATTTTTTAGTAGCAAAATAACGACCATCGCTGGTACCATGTAGTAATCCTGCGGCACCTTCTATGTAGTCAATGGCTTCTACAGCACCTTGATAACCTCGATTCCATATTTCATCATCAAGGTGTTCTAGGTGCGTGTTTTTGCCGTCTATCGTTTCTGTAATTATCTGTTGAATTTTCATGGGTTAAACTCAGGTATTAGTATATTTACCTGAATTAAACCATTTTAGGAATTCTGTTTGTCCAGCAGTCAACGCACCTTCCCATGTTGTAGCGGCTTCGCCATCAGCATTATCACTGATCCATTTCATACTGGTCCATGGTATTTGGTGCAAATCGCATACTTTTGCGATAGCCCATAATTCCATGTCTACAATATCACAGTGATCTCGCGTCCAAGCATCTGGATCTGTAACAAAGTTATTACCGCTGCCGCAACGTATACCTGTATTGCCGCTTTGATAATACAATATGTTTTCACCCAGCATGAAACCACGTTCGCGCAATGGTTCGCAGTTAGCATCTCGCTGACAAACTGCGGCAACACTTAATAATCCGCTGACACTTTTTAATGCTCCTGCTGATCCATAGTTAATGATCCTGTCTGGGCTATGTTGAACAATAGCGTCATAGGTCATCATGGCAGCATTACTAAGTCCTACACCTGTATAAACAACAGGAACATCTACTAGACCAGCATCCAATTCTTCTGGTAATGCTACTAAAATTATTGTTTTCATTTTTCTACAAACGCCCTTTCTACGACGTATTGTCCTGGTTCTCTAATACTGCCTTCTGGCATATTTTGCCTGCGACACCAATCAGCTACTTGGTGATTAAATTCTAAATTACCGCAGACCATAATTTTATCTTCTTTTACGTCAATGGGCAAGTGTCCCATTGCCAATTGGACTGTTATTCTATGCTCACCTTGTCCTGTAACAATGGGACAATAATCTAATACCGCAGAGACCATTTCATGTAGTTCACCGTCTTGGGGATGATCTTTGAAGGCAGACTTTAAGTCCTTGGTATAGGCTAAATCTTGAGAATCCCTTACACTGTGAACAATATGAATTTTACTCCATGTTTCTAGTGTATCTAAATCTCTAATTAGACTCATGAACGGAGCAAGTCCTGTGCCTGTGGCTAGCATCCACAATTCACCGCCTTTGTCTAGTGCGCTGTTAACTAGGGTTCCGGTACACTTAGGCATGATAACAACTTCACTACCAATTTCTATGTGCTGTAGTTTGCTGGTTAATTCGCCGTCTTGTATTTTAATACTGAGAAATTCTAGTTCCTCACTCCACGGAGGACTTACTACGCTGTAAGCTCTGATTACTCTTTTGCCATCAATGATTAAACCAATCATAGCAAATTCACCGGCTGTAAATCTAAATACTGTATTGCGGGTGCATTTAAAACTAAATGTTCGATCACTCCAGTGATGCACCCATGTGACTTTTTCTGTAAACATAATATCCAAAATAAAAGCTCACTTTGAGCAGAGTCTGGCGTAACCCTGATCCAGGCAGCAGCCGCCTGTTTGACGCCTGGAGCAACTAGTGCTCCTAACCGTTAGCGACAACGGCCCTAAGGTGGGTTCTTATTGTTAAAATACTTATGCTTGCCAAATACATATAAAGGCAACGATAAACAGTATTGGGAAAAATACATAGGCACCAAAGAAATACCACATAACTGGAAAGAACAAAATCCAAGCTATGTGGTATATTTCAAACCACCAAGGCAAATCTCTATCAGTTGCACCAGCTGGTTTTTGCTTCACCGTAATATTCTCTAGCAAATCCATTAGCAATTAACATTGCACGTAGACTCTTTCCGTCAAGAATAACATCACCTAGCATACGTCCGCCATATTTGTCCCAATCCATAATCATTACCTGTGCAACTTTACTTTCTGTAATGACCTTCTTGGTAAATGCTGAGGCAGCTTGACCACGTTGATCTTCTTGTGGACATTTAGCTCGGAATCCCTTTTCAGGAGTATCTACACCAAATACGCGAATACTCATTTTCTTAGGCAATGGATCCGGAGTCCATGGAGTAGCAACTTCAACTGTATCGCCGTCAACTACCCTGTTGATTTTCCAGTCATAAACAACGCCTGGTTTTTGTTTGGGCGCCTGTGCAAATGCTCCAACACTAACAGCCAGAGCTAAAAATAAAAAAGCCTTTTTCATTATAATTCCTTTACAGATTTCTCTGTGTGCTCGGCTTTATTCCAACCGATAAGGTATTTAGCTTTCCAATTATTTTGCTCAAATCCAACTAAATGCTGCCACTGATCTCTTTGTTGCCAAATACAATCAGCAGCATCGCGCCAATCGGTATGTCTAACAAGATAGTCAAAAGAAATAAAATTATTAGCGAACCGCTCGTAGTCTAAGTTATCATACTCGACGTGCAGGACTTCGAATGGTTCTCCTTCTCTGACTGCATCCAAGGCAAAATCGTAGCCCCATTTTATTCTAGTGTTTAGTAGATATTTTGCCATGGGAATTGTGTCGCCAAATTCTTGTAATTGTTGCCTTGCCGCACCTTCGTAATTAGCACGACATAAAAACATACAGTGATCCAAGATTAATCCACTGTTATTTTTTTCCAAAATAAACCAAGGTTCTTGCCAACAGATATGGTTTAGACAGTCTATTAGCGGATAGCCCATGGCTGCATAAAACTTACGTTCTGCAATGTTTAGCTCGAAGCCATCTTTATCGTAATAGCGAAAGTCTTCGGGAAGTAAATTTTCTACGGGTTTAACACAGGCAGGATTAGATGTAAGACGAACTTGTTGTCTTTTAAACATATTAATCTTTTTCGTGATTAAACCATGGATCAATGATGACTATGGTGCCATCCCGCCTCTGCATGGCGTTTTCTGTATGTAGGTCCCATCCCAATTTGTTAATACGTCCGGTATGATACAATAGGGTCATTACTGTGTATAGTAATGAATATTTGGCTTCTTTAACGCCCTTGAGGCTTGATACCTTAAGAGCCAATTGATTAGCAACAGAACTAAAATCAGTATCCTGCCAGGCCTTAGGAGTGCCTAAAAATTCTTTTACTTTTGGCCATGGTGTATTTTTAGTAGCGAAGTCGCTGAGATACCAAACCATGGCCTCTTCGAAACTGTTATTTTTTAAAGGATAAAGACGCTCCATAGAGATCTGTATGAAAGTTTTTTCCTTAATAGTGAATTCAGTATAATGACGACCCTGTATAGGAATGAATTTTGGTAAGCACTCTATATCTTGATGCTTCATACAAAATTCATAGAATTTCTTAAATGTTTCAGCAGCAGTGTTTAATGCGTCTTCTTCTTCGGGAACAATAATTTTAATTACTGTGCCAACATCTTTGGTCCATACCGTGGCGTCAGCGCCGGCGCCTAATTCTTCGTAGCCGGCGTTTCTCAGTGTTTGATCAATGGTGTCATAGTCCTCGAATACTTCAATTTCATGATTGACTTGGACGCTTTCCTTTGTGGCCCGTTGTGCTTGATACCATTCATAGGCAATATCTGACAATTGTCTTGCAGCATACCTGCCCATGCCTTCAGCTTTATCAAATATTTCTTCTGTGCCTGGCTTTCCATAATATTGTTTGAATTCGGGCTTCTTGGCATATTCTTTTGCTGCCGCTCTAAGTTTACTGCCGTCGGGGTCATATGCTTGCCATGCTCTATTAGCAGCCAACTCCATGTCCATGGTCTCAAATATAGCCTGTTCAATCACAGCAGGTGTGACTAATCTTGATTTTTGCTTATTAACAATAGTCTTGTGTTGTTTAATAACTCTTGGATCTAATACGACGCCTTGTGTTGGTTCATTGTGGGCGATCCAACCTGCACCATTATCGAACACA